AAACCATCGACACTGACGATATGTATAAAATTCATTTGAAATATTAAATTGGTATGATTGACTAATTCCTGTTGCAGAACCATAATAAAGGACACAATGAGGTGTTAAATCTAATTCTCTAAAATGACTCAAAACATAATTTGCAACATTATCTACGTATGCTTGATTATTATAATTATGTAGTTTAACTAATGTATCTCTCCATGTACCTTCAGATTGTGGAAGGAAAGGATGTTCTGGACATGTATAGTTTTCTTTGATAATATCGATGGGGTCAAGTAAATGAACTGTTTTCACAAATGTTTTACATTCTTCAGGTTCTCCTTTATTTGTTTTTCGTAATGTATTCCAAATTTTGGGATTATCTTCTACCTGAGAAATCCATGTATCAATATGATATTTGGAAGGTAGTGTCATATGTTTATGAGTATCTGCGGATTCTGGAATAGAAAATCTATCAATTGCTGGGTGATAACGTTGTAAATGATGAAAATTAGAAAAGTTATTTTTTTCATTTTCAGTAACTTCCTGGTTTCTACATGTTTGAGTACGTAGGTTTCGAAGAACCGATCTCATCTCCTTTTTTATAAGAGTTATACATGCGTTTGTGTAGCGCACTACTTAATTCTTTTTGCTACTAGGAATTACTATGGCTGCACAAGGTGGTGTTAATGTTAATCTCCGGAAGTTCGCAATGAAATCTATTCCGCAAGATGCGGTTGTTATTTTTATAGGTCGCCGACGAACTGGTAAGTCGACATTAGTTCGTGATTTGTTGTTTCATCATCAGGATTTACCAATGGGATGTGTGATTTCAGGTACAGAAGAGTCGAACGGTTTTTTCAAAAAGATTGTTCCACCAATGTTTATTCATGGAGAGTACAATCCTGTAATTTTGGCGAACTTCGTGAAACGACAAAAATTGGTGATGCAAAAGATTCAACAGGATTCTGAAAAGGGTATTACGTCCAACATTGATCCTCGAGCCTTCTTAATTTTAGATGATTGTATGTATGATGATTCATGGACTCATGATAAGAATATTCGTTATTTATTTATGAACGGTCGTTGGTTAAAGGTGTTTTTCATTATTACTATGCAGTTTCCATTGGGAATTCAACCTGCTCTTCGTACAAATGTGGATTATGTGTTTATATTGAGAGAACCATATATGAATAATCGTCAGCGTTTATATCACAATTATGGATCTGCCTTCCCTTCCTTTGAATTTTTTTGTCAGATGATGGATCAATGTACTCAGAATTATGAATGTTTGGTAATCAATAATAATACACAGAGTAACAAAATGGAAGATACGATTTTTTGGTATAAGGCTGAAATTCATGGTGAATTTAAGATGGGTAAGCCAGAGTTATGGCGTCAATCAGAAATGTTGGCACGTGTAAAGGAAGAGGAAGATGTAAATGTATTTGATCCTAGAGCTAATATGAGATTAAAAGGACCAGCTATCAATGTACAAAAGAAATACTAACGTACTAACAGAAATGGATATGAAACTTAGAGTATTATCTGGAACATTTTTTGTTGTTCTTGTATTTGTAATGATATTATATTTAGTATTAAATCCATCAGTTTCAGAGAATTTTGTGGATCCAGGTCGTTGTGGAGTAGATTTGCCTTCGTGTTCAGGAAAGAATATACGGTGTATGAATGGTTATTGTAAATCAGATGTTCCACCTACCTTGCCATATTTATCCGATTTACCAATCACTCCGCCAACGAAATATCCCTATGCATAATTTGATGAATCCAATAATTAAAACCTTGGCAATTGCTAGAAAATGGCTCGTTCTAAAACATTGGGATTAGGTGCGTTGTTTGTATTTCTTGTTATTGTAATTATTGTATTACCAATCATTGTTGAAGCTGTTGGAAAATCACGTCTTCATTATGCGATTGATTCATTCACTGATGTTAAGGAGGCAGGTGGTCCATCTATGCCATCTAACAATGGTCAAGTAGCTGGAATTCCAGCAATTGGTTCTGCTTCTAAGTTACCATCTTGGCGACCTGATCCAAACACTGATTACTTATGTCGTTCTCCGAATGAAGATGGAAACCCATGTCCAGAGGGACAATTCTGTGATGGAACTACTCAATCTTGTATTCCAAACTATGTGGGCAATAATGGTCCATGGACTGGTTATTTTTCTTAAATTAATAACAAAAATATATTATTTATATAAATAATTCGGTTTTTGTTATGATTTATTGTTCTACAACAGTATTCTTTGCTGGTTCAGAAGAAGTCTTCTCTTCCTCTACATTCTCCAACTTACGTTGTAAGGCAATATCACCCTGACTCTGGAACATGTTACTGAAGGAATCAGTAGCACCACCCTGAGTGGAAGCACCAAACACTTGCTTGCTACCTGACTTAGAACGTTCCTCAAAGAACTTTTCACGATTGTCCTCATTCTCTTTGTACTTACGCATCAATGTGTTGAGCTGATCTTGAGAATACTCTTGTTCAGATACCTCATGTGGCTGAGGGTCCCATGGAAGCCACTTACCAACTTCACCAATAAAGATATTATGATACTTATCTTTACCTTGTAGCTTCTTAGACTTAATTTCAGCCTCCTTGGTATTACTAAATACACCACGAATCTTCAGACCACGCATGCTAGTTTGGAAATCATTAAGAGCATAGAAATCACTTTCTAACTTGGTCTTATTGGCAAAAATAAAATCATCATATGCCTCTGCAATCTTGGTCTTATTAATATCATTACGATTCTTCTGGACAAATTGTTCATACTTGCCCATAACATCATCAACACTTAGACGATTCTTACGGCAAATGGCAGCTTGCTCAAACTGATCATTCTTCTCCAACTCACGAGCACGATCATCTAATTCGTCATTAATATGCTTTACAGTATCTACCATAAACTTCTCAAGATTCTTCAACTTCCAATCAACTTCGTAGCTTTCTAAAAACTTCTTGAAGAAGAAAAGATCCTTCTTTTCAAGTACTTTCTCCGGACTTAAGAAACTCAAAAGAACATAACGCTGGCCTGGAATTTCAACATCCTCGTCTAAAAAGTCCTCTACTACGGTGGGCTTGGTATCGGTGCTCATTCTCTACATGGTGTTGAGTATGAATGCTTTAAACTCATAAAAGTTAAAAAATAGATGAATTGTTCAGTTTTTTTCTTGGGAAAGAATATAGAAAAGATGGCTTACGGACTTGCTGAAATTGTTAACCGCGTTATTAAGTACTTGATTGAGGGTCTGGTGATTGCCGCTGCTGCTATCCTGATTCCAAAGAAGGCTCTGCCACTGGATGAGGTCGCCACCCTGGCCGTTCTGGCTGCTGTTGTCTTCGCTATCCTGGATGCAGTCTCCCCAAGCATTGGTGTTACTGCTAGACAGGGCGCAGGATTCGGAATTGGCGCAAATTTAGTGGGCTTCCCTGCTCGCATCTAAATTCACCCAATTTTGAATAACTACCAAGCCAAATTTGTCTATTAAAATCATCAAAATGTACGTAGGGGTTATAATAAACTTAAAAATAATAAAAATCTACTATTTTAAAATTTTTCGAAAATTTTAAATTGTTAGATGATTATTTTATGAAAATATTTCACAAATGTACTCTATTAAATTATAATCATATTATTTTTGTAAAAGTAGATAGTGATATTAAACGGTTGGAATATATCCCCAATGCATATCATGGCATATTTTCTCCCATGTTTTATCTTGCAAATAAAGTTTGTCGCGATTTTTGAGTAAGGGGAAACAAGCAAGATAATTATCCATTTCCAATAATTCACAAAACTTATAAAGAACATAACCATATGATAAAAAGTTTCTTCTTCCCTTTGGACAATGTGTTTTAAAAGAGGGTTGAATTTCACGAAACATATGACGTAATTTTTCTTCGTCTTCACGAGACATAAATGGAGCATTTTGACCATTAAGACGATTGATAATATGTGGAATATGTTCATAATATTTTGAACATTTCATCTTTCGTAAAATTTCACGAAGTTTTGTAGGTTTTAATGTGCTCATATTTGTAATTCTTTCCTTTTTGAGTTGTAATAAAATAGCATCATATATTTCATTTGGTATTTCAGTACTTTCTTTTGCCTGAAATTGAGCCAACCATTCATTAAAATGGTTAATTTTCTTATAGGCATAATAACTAATTTCTCTTGGAGGATCTTTATATGAGGGTTTATCACTATCAACAAGAATAAATTCTTGGTGACCACATTTCGAACAGGTAAGATAGGCTTCATTTAGACACATAATCATTTCATTATTACAAAGGTCACATAATGTCCATGGATCATCATATTCTTCGATTGTGTTTCGTGCCATGGTAGGGTCTTCAATTTGTAAATATTCATTGAGCAATTGATTTCGTTGCATTCCTTTTTGAATAACATTATCTTTGGATTTTTCTTTGATAGCAGGGTCAATAATTTCATTTTTATCTTGGGCTTCTTCCTGAGCTACTTCTTCTAAAATTGCTAAAATCGAACCAGGCTTCGCCTTTACAGATTGTCCAATTTTAGTACCTTGTTGAATTTGTTCTTGAATATCATAATAATTATACAAGATATCTCCAGTTCTAAGATAATAATCCATTAATTCTGAACCATCTTCTACACTTTTAATCTTTTTTTCAAGTTGTTCGACTACTCGTTCAAACTTCCAAATCTCAATATCAGAACTACTATTTGCAATTTTAGTTTTCAGATTCGATAATTCATCTTTATAAAATTGTATGTTTCTCTTTTCTTCAATCATATTTTGTATTTTTTCATGATGGATTGCATCAAGTGTAGTACGGGCTTCAGGATTACTTCTTTTGGAACTTTTTACTTTAAAAAACGCACTATCACTCATAGCTCTAAATTACTTATACGGTAAAAGTCAAATCTTTTTAAATCCTCGGATTTTTTAAAAAAGTGTGTTTGTTTTGAAAAAAATATGTAGTTTTTGGCTTACTCTCCATAAAACAAATAGTCAATTGTTAATTCCTCAATAGGTTCATGTACATGATAATATTCTATTTTATTTATCAATTCAGTAATTCTTCGATCAAATTCTATTTTATGAAGTTGCAACAAACCACTTGGACTATACTGAAAAGGTGAAGGAATTATTTGGTTGTTATCTTTATAATTATCTGGATTAAAACGAA